AATCGCTCTTGTTCGAAGTATAATCAACTTAATACCAAGTAATATCATTGCTTTAATCGAAGCGGACAGCGCCATGGAAGGTATGTCTGAGCGCGCCTATGCCGCCCATTCCGGGCTCTCGCGCGGGGCCGTGCAGAAAGCGCGCAAGTCCGGGCGGCTGGTGCTGTTTGGCGACGGGTCGATCAATTCTGCGGCCTCAGATGCGCGACGCAGCGCTGCGACCGATCCAGACCAGCAGATGCGCTCGCGGGGTGGGTTTGCTGGCAGCGCCAGCGGCAAAGCTGATGCCGCTTCCGGACCCGGCGATAGCACGTCCTATCTGAAGGGCCAGGACCGCGCTGACGGTCTATCAGGCGCAGGAGCGCCAGCTGTCGATCCAAAAGAAGAAGGGCCTCCTTGTCGACCGGGCGCGGGCCGAAACGATGGTGTTTCGCCTTGCGCGCCAAGAGCGCGATGTCTGGGTCACTTGGCCCACCCGCGTGGCAGCGCTGATGGCCGCGCAATTGACCGCACAGATAGAGAATGCATCGGGAGTGCCCTTAACGATCGAGACTGCGATCCTGCAAAGGGTGCTGGAAGCCCATGTCCGAGAGCAACTCGACGTCCTTGCCGATCTCCGCGTCAACCTCGGGTAACGATGACGATCTGACAGCCGAACTCGATCTGGCCTTTGACGGTGCCGAGGACATCCTGCGGGCCTGGCGTCGCGGCATGCGCCCTGATCCAAACCTGACTGTCTCGGAATGGGCGGACGCGCATCGCAAACTGTCGTCACGCGCCTCAGCCGAACCGGGGCAATATCGCACCGCACGCACGCCCTATCTGCGCGAGATCATGGATGCGCTGTCGCCAAGCCATCCTGCGCAGCGGATCTCGTTCATGAAGGCAGCCCAAGTCGGCGCGACTGAGGCCGGCAACAACTGGATCGGCTTTGTCATTCACCACGCGCCGGGGCCAATGCTCGCGGTGCTGCCGACGGTGGAGATGGCAAAACGCACATCGCGCGGCCGGATTGACCCGCTGATCGAAGACAGCCCTGCACTGAAGGAACGCGTGCAACCGGCGCGCTCTCGCGACGCCGGGAACTCGATGCTGTCGAAGGAATTCCCGGGCGGTATTCTGGTGCTGACCGGGGCGAACTCGGCCACCGGCCTGCGCTCGATGCCCGCGCGTTATGTGTTTCTGGACGAGGTCGATGCCTATCCAGCCTCGGCCGACGAGGAAGGCGATCCGGTTACACTGGCCGAGGCCCGCACCACGACCTTTGCGCACCGGCGCAAGGTGTTCATGGTCTCGACGCCGACGATCCGGGGCTTGTCCCGCATTGAGCGGGAGTTTGAGGCCTCCGATCAGCGGCGTTACTTTGTGCCCTGCCCACATTGCAGGGCGATGCAATGGCTGCAGTTTGAGCGCCTGCGCTGGGACAAAGGGCGGCCGGAAACAGCGGCCTATCATTGCGAGGGCTGCGAGCGCCCTATCGCTGAGCACCACAAGACGGAGATGCTGGAGCGCGGCGAATGGCGGGCAACAGCAGTGTCTGCCAACCCAAAAGCTATCGGGTTCCACCTCTCGGCGCTTTATTCGCCAATCGGCTGGAAAAGCTGGGAGCAGATCGCGCGCGATTGGCTGGCGGCGCAGGGCTCTGACGAGATGCTGCGCGCCGCACGCAACACACTTCTGGGCGAGACCTGGGTCGAGAGTGGCGAGGCCCCAGAATGGCAGCGCTTGGCAGACCGGCGTGTTGCGTTTGCAGCCCAAATCCCCGCGAACGGGTTGTTCCTCACGGCGGGCGCGGATGTGCAGAAGGACCGCATAGAGGTCGATGTCTGGGCTTGGGGCCGGGGACTGGAGAGCTGGCTTGTCGATCACATTGTCATCCCGGGTGGGCCAGACGATCCGGGGTGCTGGGACAAGCTGACGGGTCTTCTTGGTCAGACCTGGACGCATGAGAACGGCGCTCTCATGACACTGGCAAAGCTTGCAATCGATACAGGCTACGAGTCCGCCGCCGTCTATGCCTGGGCCCGCACGCAAGGCATCGCACAGGTGGCTCCCGTGAAGGGGCTCGAAGGCTTCAACCGAGCCACGCCGGTATCAGGTCCAACATTCGTTGATGCCACCGTGAACGGTCGAAAGCTGAAACGAGGTGCCCGGCTCTGGACCGTGGCCACTGCCACCTTCAAGGCCGAGACCTACCGGTATCTGCGGCTTGAGCGGCCGACGGATGAACAGATTGCCAGCGGTGCACCCAACCCGGCCGGCACGATCCACTTGCCAGATTGGGCTGACAGCGAATGGCTGAAGCAGCTGGTGGCCGAGCAGCTGGTCACGGTCCGCAACAAGCGCGGCTATTCCCGTCAGGAATGGCAGATGCTGCGCGCGCGCAACGAGGCACTTGATACCCGCGTCTATGCCCGGGCCGCCGCGTGGATCCTTGGGGCAGACCGTTTCGACGAGCGGATGTGGCGGCAGCTTGAGAAACAAGCCGGGGTGGAGACCGCCGCCGCTGTCGCGGTTCCACCGAGCACTGATCCAAAGAAGCCGTCCGCGCCAGAGGCTGGACGTATCGCAACACCGCGGCGGCGCGGCTGGAAGATCAGCACCCCGAAATACATGGATTGACGAAACACCGATGACCTTCGACGAGCTCAAGTCCCGCCACAGCGCCCTGCTGGGTGCGCGCTATAGCGGCACGCGCAGTGTCAGCTATGACGGCAAGACCATCACCTATGGCACGGACGCGGAACTGGCGGCGGCGATCGGGGATATCGAGCGGCGCATTGCGAAACTTGAGCGCGGCGCTGGGCGTATCCTGCGCCCCTATGCCGTGAAGGATCTGTGATGACCGGCGCTCTGAATTGGCGCCAGCGCCTTGGGGCCTTCATCGGCGGGTTCGACGCGGGCCAACACCACCGCCGCCTGCGCGGGTTCCAGGCAACCCGTGCCCATGTGAACGCGCTGATCGCAGCAAGTGGGCCCGACATCACCGCCCGCGCCCGCTGGCTCGTGCGCAACAACGGCTATGCCATCAACGCGGTCGAAAGCTGGGCGGCCAATACCGTGGGCGACGGCATCAAGCCGATCTCGAAGATTGCGGATGCTGGCCGCAAGGAAGACCTGCAGCGCTTATGGCTTGCGTGGACAGACGAGGCAGACGCCGAGGGTCTGACCGATTTCTACGGGCTGCAGCGCCGTGCCGCGCGCGAGGTGTTCCTCGCTGGTGAGGTGTTCTTCCGCATCCGGCCCCGGCGCGCGGGCGACGGGCTGACCGTGCCCCTGCAATTGCAGATGTTGCCCTCAGAAATGCTGCCGCTGGAGCAGACCGGCACTGCCACCAACGGCAATACCATCCGCCAGGGGATCGAGTTCGACCGGATCGGGAGGCGCGTGGCCTATCACTTCTTTCGCCGCCACCCGGGCGACAGCACCGATCCGGGGCTTGTGGGCGAACTGGTGCGGGTGCCGGCCTCCGAGATCATCCATGTGATCGACCCGGTTGAAGCGGGTCAATTGCGCGGGGTCTCAAAACTGGCTCCCGCCATCGTGAAACTGTTCCTGCTTGACCAGTATGACGATGCTGAGCTGGACCGAAAGAAAGTCGCGGCGATGTATGCGATGTTCGTCACCTCGCCTGTGCCCGAGAACCCGCTCGCACCGCTTGAGGATGAAGACGGCCCCGCCGGAGTTGAGATCAGCCCTGGCCAGATCGTGCGGCTTGATCCAGGCGAAGATGTCACCATCGGCCAACCTGCCGACAGCGGCGGCACCTACGAGCCCTTCCAGTACCGCACGCTCCTGCAGATCTCGGCAGCACTTGGCATCCCCTACCCCTATCTCGCCAATGACATGGTGAAGGGCAACTTCTCGAACTCTCGCCTCGCGCTGATCGAGTTCCGCCGCCGCGTCTCGGCCTGGCAGCACTCGGTCATGGCCTATCAGCTCTGCCGGCCAGTCTATGCCCGCTGGATGGACGCTGCCGTGCTGTCGGGCGCGCTATCTCTGCCGGGCTATGAGGCCAACCGCAGCAGGCTCCTTGCCGCCGACTGGCTGCCCACAAAATGGGATTGGGTCGATCCGCTGAAAGATGCCAATGCCGAGATTACCCAGATCGAGGCGGGGCTTAAATCCCGCACCCAAGCCATCGCCGAGCGCGGCTATGACGCCGAGCAAGTAGATCGTGAGATCGCCGCAGAACGGGACCGCGAACGCACGCTCGGCCTCGACTTCCGCCGCCCCGGCTCGCCCGCCCAAGGCCTTCAGGCGGTGCCCGTCGAGGAGGAGGCTGGGGACAAAGACGAAGACACCGACCAGACAGATCAAACCGATGACGCGAAAGACCGT